GGCTAAACGGCGGACTGACAAACGGAAGGGTTCGTTCAGGTCAATACTTGAACGGAAAGTATCCGAGAAGATGGAAGAGGTGGGGCTCAAAACTAAGTACGAGCCCTACTTCATCCCATACATCATACCTACCGAGCGTCACAAGTACAAGCCTGACTGGGTGTTGATTGATAATGAGGACTTCGTATTTGAAGCCAAGGGTATACTCGATCCTGCTGATCGAAAGAAACTACTGCTTCTGAAAGAGCAGTACCCCAACAAAACCTTCTACCTGCTGTTTGGAAACGCCCGAGAAAAACTGCAGAAGAACAAGAAACGATTCCCCATTACCTATGGGGACTGGGCAGACCACCACGGATTCAAGTGGTGTGATTTTTACAGAGAAGGAATACCAGAGGAGTGGTTGAATGAAATTTACAAATGTGACTAAAGACGATCTTGGTGGTTATCATTTTGGTATTGACGCTAGTGAAGATGAGGTTAACTTCCTCGTGTCGCTGGCTGTTGGAATTCTGATTGATGCTGGAGCCGTTAACATGCAGGTTGGAGCCAGTCAAGAAATCGAACTCCCGACGACAGAAGAGATTGCTGATATAGCACCGTCGTATGTACCGGGTGATCCTGAAGGGACTCTCCAGTAATGGAAGTCAAGCTGAAACGTCCACGGCCAAGGAGTAACTTTCCAATGGGCCTTGTGCAGGAGTTGCGGATACCTAACCAGCCTCGTGAGGGGCTGAAGATTGCCGTGATTCCTGACGCTCAGGTGATGCCGGGTGTCCCTATGGACCACCTAGCGGCAGCGGGTGAGTACATCGTAGAGAAGAAAGCAGATGTGATTGTCTGCATCGGTGACTTCGGTGACTTCCCTAGCCTGTCACGCTTCGAGCGCAACACGTTGATGTTTGAGGGTCGTCGTTACAAGAAAGACTTGGCGGCATTCCACGAAGGGATGCAGCACTTCTTGGGGCCTATTGAGGCAGCACCGGACTATGATCCGGTCAAGGTATTCACGCTCGGCAACCACGAGGATCATATCCCACGGTTCGTCAGCGAGAATCCTATCCTAGAAGAGGTCATCTCACTGGATGATCTGTGCCTTGAGGAGTATGGCTGGAAGGTCTATCCATTCCTGCAGCCGGTGTCCATCAATGGGGTGGCGTTCTGCCATTACTTCCCCAGTGGTGTGATGGGTCGTCCGATCACCTCTGCACGTGCTCAACTTACCAAGCTCCACATGAGTTCGGTGGCTGGTCACCAGCAGGGCAGGGACTTGGCCTTCTCACGTAGGGCAGATGGAGCACACATGACGAGTGTCATCACTGGGTCGTTCTACCAGCACTCGTACGGCTACCTGTCGCCATTCACTAACAAGCACTGGCGCGGTATGATGATGATGCACGAAGTTAAGGATGGTATGTTCGACGAGATGATGGTCTCTATCGACTACCTGAAGAGGAGGTATGGATGAAGGTATACATGGCAGGACCGATGGAGAACCTCGACACAGAGGGTGTGTTTGGCTGGCGTAACAAACTCGCGTCAGAGAAGAAGTTCTGGGGACTGTACACTTTCTTGAGTCCGGGGCGTGGTAAGGAAGCTTACTTTGCTGGTAAACACCACGCTGATAATTCCATTGTGACCGAAGCAGCCTTCGTCACCATGCGTGATCTTGAGGATGTCAAGAGTTGTGATATGATGGTGATACGTTGGGACGAGACACAACCAATGAGAGGTACGTGTGTCGAGTTAGGGTATGCCACTGCAATTGGTAAACCGATCATGTACTTTGGTGACAAACCAACTCATCCGATTATGGCAAACTTGCTGTCTCGGTGGCCGTATTACGAGACGATTGAAGAGTTGATCCATGCGCTGAGGTTGTATGCCGTCTAAATTCAAACCCGTATTCATTGTGTGGGATGACGCAGAGAGTTCAGATGGGTGGGGGGCTCCACCCGACAAGCTGGAAGAACGACTCTGCTACACCCTTGGGTACCTAATCCTTGAGTCAGATGCACATGTGCTGGTAGCAGCAACCATCGACAAGGAACATGAGACCACCAACAACCGTCTTCAAATACCGAAGGCGATGATTAAGGAAATGAGAACAGATGGACTGGAAATCAATGTGGATGTACCTCCGGGAACGAACAAACGGAGGAAAAACGCTAGCAAGTATCGCCGTACTGGTGCTGACCGCTCTAGAACAGGTAGACGTAAGTAACATGACTTGGGACCAATGGGCACTGGTAGTGATTGTGCTGGTCTTTGGTAGCACAGGTGTGTGGGGCTACACTGATGTGAAGAAACGACTCGGAGGCATTGAGAAATGAAATGGTTGATTGCAAGTTTAGCATTCCTAGTATCTATGAGTGCATTTGGAGCAGACAACACCCTCACTTGGGACGATGTTACCGGGGAGGATGGTTATACCGTATATGGGAAGAACGAGGGGTGTTCCACGGCCTCCCTCTCGTATACCCCCATCAGCAATATACCGGCAGATACGCCGACATTTGTACACACAGTGGCTGGTGATGGATTTGATTGGTGTTACGTGGTAACTTCATACAACGCCAATGGAGAGTCGGGGTACTCAAATGAAGCGGGAAAGGTTCCTGCGATCCCCGGATTCTTGAAAGTGAACTAAGGAGATTTATAGATGAAAAAGCTAATGGCAAGTCTGGTATTCGGCTTCACTTTGATTGTGGGTGGGTGCGCACAGGACCAAGTTCTGGTACACACGACCGACGAAGTTGCCGAGATGGAACCTGCACAAAAGGTACAAGCCGTGATTGATAACAACAACGCAATGATCTATGCTGCCGCAGCGGCACTGGACTCATCTTATGAGGATGGTCTGGTGACTAGGGCTCAAGGTCAGGCTATCTTTGACAAGCTTCAGGCGGCACACTCCCTGAACAAGGATGCCAAGAACAAGTTGATTGCTGGTGAAATTTTGTTGGCTGGTGACCGTGCTGCTCTGGTGAAACAGATCGTCACAGCCATTACATCAGAGCTGGCTAAACAAGTAGCTGAACAGGAGAATGCACAATGAATGCAGTAGCACTTAAAACCCTGACCCACGCACTCACTCTGGTGAATGCTGGTCTCAATCTGATGGACATTGTTGCCGATGTCAAGAGTCGTGCCGCTGCTGACCCAGCGTTCGACATCTCCGCGTACTTGGAGGCTAAGGCCGACGAAGCCGTGGAACAACTTCGCCAGACACTATTCGCCGGAACACGGGATAAGTAACATGCACGACATACCGCTTGAAGAATTAAAAGAACTACTAGCGGCAAGGTTTGATGAGGTAGATTTGATTGAAGCTTTGAATGTAGATTCTGAGGATATTGTCAACCGCTTCTCTGACATCATCGAGGAGAACCGTGAGCGGTTCCTCGGGATGTTGGAGGAGTTGGATATTTCAGAGGATTACGACAATGAATGATTACTCTACCTTTATCTACAAGTCCCGCTACGCGAAGTGGCGGGACGACCTTGGACGTAGAGAGAACTGGGATGAGACTGTAGATCGTTACATCAACTTCTGGGAATCTCGTATTGCAGGAGGTAACCTTGGCAACGCACAAGAGAAGAAACTACTTCATGTGTTGCGTACCGAGATCAGGCCTGCCATACTGAACATGGATGTAATGCCTTCGATGAGGGCATTCATGACCGCAGGTAAGGCACTGGAAATTGATAACATCGCTGGATACAACTGTTCCTTCGTTGCTATTGATCACCCTCGATGTTTTGATGAAATCATGTACATCTTGATGTGCGGTACTGGTGTAGGATTTACTGTGGAGAGAGCAGATGTCAACAAACTCCCAACCGTTTCCGAAGAGTTCCATGACACAGAAACGACAATACAAGTATCTGATTCACGCATTGGATGGGCTTCAGCGTTCCGTGAATTCATTAGCATGCTTTATTCCGGCAGAGTCCCCCGATGGGATGTATCACGAGTCAGACCTGCAGGCGCTCCACTCAAGACTTTTGGAGGTCGTGCTTCAGGGCCAGAGCCTCTTGAGGACCTGTTCCGCTATGCAACAGACCTCTTCCGACGAGCGGCAGGCCGGAAGCTGAACTCGTTGGAGTGCCACGATCTGGTGTGTAAGATAGCTGAGATTGTGGTGGTCGGTGGTGTGCGTAGGTCAGCTTTGATTAGCCTGTCCAACCTCACTGACGAGCGTATGAGGAATGCTAAGAATGGTCAGTGGTGGGAGCACAATGGAGAGCGCGCTCTTGCCAACAACTCTGTGGCTTATACTGAGAAGCCAGATTTACAAATCTTTTTGAAGGAATGGAGTACCCTATATGAATCTAAATCCGGGGAAAGAGGAATCTTTAATCGAGTGGCTGCTACAAAACAAAGACGCGCTGCCCTACAACTTCGAGACAATGCAGATAGCGAAGAATATTCATACGGAACCAACCCGTGCGCTGAAATTATCCTTCGACCAAATGGACTATGCAATTTATCAGAAGTGGTCGTCCGAGTTGACGACACGATCGAAGAACTGCAGCGAAAAGTACGACTCGCTAGTATTCTCGGAACGCTTCAATCGACCCTTACCAAATTCCGATACCTTCGTCGTGTCTGGAGAAGTAACGCTGAGTCAGAAAGACTCCTCGGGGTTAGCCTTACGGGGATAATGGATCACCCGATCCTAAGCGATCCTAGCTGGAACGAGCACAGGAATGGTAAGACTAATAGACCACTAGACAAAAACTATGGTCCTAACGGTATGACTGTTCCAGCACTGCTAAATGAGTTGAAAGGAGTAGCAATTGCAACTAACCGTGAGTTTGCTGCAGAGCTTGGGATTTCTGAGTCTAACGCTGTCACTTGCGTTAAGCCTTCCGGCACGGTCTCACAGTTGGTGGGCTGCTCTAGTGGCATTCACCCTGCTTTTTCTGAGTACTACGTTAGGACTGTACGCCAAGATGTGAAGGACCCACTCACCAAGTTTCTGATTGATTCAGGTGTGCCACATGAGACGGACGTAACTAACTCCAGCAATGTGGTGTTCAGTTTCCCGATGAAGGCTCCGGGGAACGCTGTGAAGCAGACTGCTGTAGATCAGATGAAGATGTATGAAATCTATAAGGAGCATTGGTGTGAGCATAATCCCAGTATTACCATCTATTACACCGACGATGAGTTCTTGGGCATTGGCGATTGGGTTTATCGTAATTGGGATAACGTTATTGGAGTATCCCTTCTTCCGAAGAGTGATCACGTCTATCGCCAAGCGCCTTACCAAGCGATAACTGAGGAGGAGTTCAAATGCTTGGAGCACGATATGCCTATTATTGATTGGGACCGGCTAGTAGAGTATGAGAGTGAAGACTTTACTACAGCCAGTCACGAACTAGCTTGTGTTTCAGGAGTATGTGAGATATGACACAACTGACTAAGAACTTCAGTGAGGATGAGGTGAAGTGTAAGTGTGGAAAGTGCGAAGGACTTCCCAGCGGGGAGAAGCTTGCGATTTTCATGGCTGAGCTTCGCTGGCTCCAACAGGTGAGAGAAGAGTATGGTAAGCCGATGCACCTGAGTTCAGGTTATCGCTGCCCTGCTCACAACAGCAAGGTATCAAGTACCGGTATTACTGGACCACACACGACCGGTGCTTTTGACGTGAAAGTAAGCGGTGCTGAAGCCGTTAAGTTTCTGGAAGCAGCAATCAAGTGTGGTGTGAAGGGACTGGGGTTTTCCCAGAAGGGTCCCCATTCATCTAGGTTCATCCACGTTGACCGGATTGGCCAGCGTATGTGGACGTATTAGGAGAAAAGAGGGGGCTCTAGGGCCCCCTTTCTTATTTCTGTCCTGCAGTTAAGTCTTCCAGCATCAACTCTTTGAGAGTCTGTTGTGGAGTATTACCCATCGGACGACGTTCCCGTACACCCAACATCCTACGCTTCATCTCTCTCTGTGCTCTCTTCTGGAGTTGCAGAGGGAAGATGCCCTTCTTAATAGCGCGGTTGATTACCTCGTTCGGGATAGCCTCTCCCTTTTCCAGATAGTCTGCAGCCTGCTCCACTACGTGGGTACGGATGCGTGTCTCCTTACGGGTAGCATCCTTCATGGCCCTATCCGCCATGACCGCACGCTCTTCTGAGAGACTGCGTGAGCCAGTGAGGGCTCGTGTGATCCACTCTTCCTTGCTACGCATGTACTTCCCACCAAGACGACGGTTCACATCACGGACAGCTTTCTTACCATCCCTACCCTCAGTGTCATGTCTAGACCACCACATCTCCTGCAGTCCTGCAGTAGCGTTAGGGGCCAGTGTGCTGACGAGTGTGGCTACATCAGCCTCAGTACCCTCACCAGAGAATATCTTCCACATAGCTGGTGCGCCCTCACCCATGAGATCAGACCACCACCACTCAAAGCCAGCAGCACTGACAAAGTCATCGGATGCCGGTGCCCTGAACAGACTACCGACGTTGACACCGTGATCAGTCACAGCCTTACTGGCTGCTGACACAGCACCGAACGTAATCAGATCGTTGGCACCCATCTCCAGCAGAGCCTTAGTGACACTCGGAATCTTGTAGTCGGAACCTGACCACTCCAGCAAGGTATTCAGACCCTTGATAAGAAGCTCGATCTCAGCAATGCCCATGATACCCAGTGCCCCACCAAAGAACAGTTGGGTAGACAGGTGTGCCACCATAGGCTTGACCTTGTTGGCGTTGCCTTTGTTGTGGGCGATAGCCTTGATTGACAGGGCTGTGTTACTGATGATGCCATGTCCGAATACTGCGAACGGGCTCATGGTTTCCCCGATGATACCGAAGTCCGTATACATACGTGGACGGTGGTACTTCTCGTAGTTCATCATGATGTGGTCCGTAGCAGTCACCGCAGCATCTCGAGCTGCAGTACGGCTCATGTCAGCACTACGGTAGAACCGGTAGCTGGCGACGAATGCCTTCATCCGACCCATCTTCTCGATGTACTCAGCCATACCACGACCAGTGATGATACGCTTGGCCTTGTCAGCCTTGCTCATCTTGACTGTACCAATACCGAAGTCCACGTTCTCGAACAGGGACGGGGTGATAACCTTGTTCCTCATACCCCAGTCGATGACAGCCAGTGTCTCAGCGTCAGCCTTCTTGAACCAACCCACGTCAGCCGTGTTCAGGTCCATCAGAGCAGCAGCCTTGTAGGGGTCACCCTTACCAAGACGGGATGCTTCAGACATCAGAACTGGTAGACCAACGTAGTGTGGCTGTAGGGCATTGCCTAGCAGATACGAGCCACGGTAGAATCCCAGTGCCTTGGTGGTGAAGTAGTTACGCATCCACTGGAGGCTGTTGTGGACAGAGTGCCCACTGAATCCTTGCTTACCAACCGTCAGGGCCTTCACAGCGAAGTCGAATGCTCCTTCGATACCGTCGTCCAGTCTCTTGAGGTGATTCTTGGGGTCACCTTTGTAGAGAGCTATCGAGCTATCGAGGTAGTCTACCGTGTTCTTGAGGCCCATGTCCTCAGAGATACGCTTGCGGTACTGGCTCAGAGGCTGTTCCACCTTAGCGATGATCTCAGCCCTCTTGGCGAACTCCATCACGGCCTTAACGTACCGCTCCTGAACATCCTTGAGCTTGGCAGAATCTACCTTACCAAGACCCATATCCTTACCTATCGAGCCGGGTACACCAGAACGCTCCAAGGCGTGAGTCAACACACCCTCACTGATGTTACCTTTGAGTTGGTGGAATACCTTCTGGAGTACAGGGGTAGCCCAGTGGTTACCATCGTACACACCCAGAGCTTCCTCGAACGCTGCCATCATAGAGGCATTGTCGTTGGGATGCTCCATCCGGTACGGCTCAGTGAACTCGGACTGGTCAAGCAACTGACGCAGTTTGGGATCACGAGCAGCCATCTTCTCGAGCTTGGCCTTCATACGTGTAGCAGCCAGCTTGGTCGGGGCTCTGGTGAAGAACACCGGGTGCATGGTTGTTACTCCACCCACCACCTTGGGTGCCAATACCTTGAAGACCCAGTTACCCTCGTAGAGGTGTGGGAAGTATCCGGGGATACGACGCACAGGCTTCTTGCCGAGGATGCCTCTGGCGTAGTTGATTACGTCGTACAGCTCATCGGTCATCTTGGCGAGACCTTTGTAGCCCTTAATCTCTGCAGCGTTCATACCTTTGGCTTTAAGCATCGCATCGGTAGGCCACATCAGACCTTGATCCTTGAGCACCTGTGCCTCATCGAAGAACACACGCATGTTGTAGACCTTGGCCTTGCTGTTCTCCGGCAGTGAATCCACGTATCCGATAGGACCAGCCTCATCACGTTTGAAGTTACGGAGGGCTGTAATACCCATACCTCTATGGAAGCTCTCACCCTCACGGACCATTTCAGCCAGACGATCCCACTTACGTGCGATCTCATTCAGGTTGTCGATGCCCCACTTGACCACCGGGTTGGACCGGTACATGTGTACCATCTGGAACTCAGGCACGATGTTCTTACCGAACTGGCCGATGTCCTTAATCTGTTTGCCGAACCATGTGCTGACGGGGTTACGGGAGGTGAACCCTTGCTTGTTGGTACGAGGGGTATCATCCTTCACAATCTCAGACATGAGGTTCTCAAGAGGACGAACGTCCGGGACCACCAGCTTCTCGTCCTGAGTCAGCTTGTTGTAGTCCACAGGGTCCCAGTTCCGTCTCGGGGAGATCGGAGGCAGAGCCTTGGGGGCCTTGTTACCCTTGAAAATCTTCTTGACGGTATCCACCAGCCACTGGGAGAACCCAAAGTTGGAGGCACCACCCTGTCTACGGGTACGAACTGAGTCGGTACCCTTAGCCATTTCGTTAGTTCTACGCTCGAAGTGTTTAGACGCAATGAGGTCTTCTGCATTACGCAGGAACCCCGGAGTGTCCACCAGTTCTTGTCCACGCTCGAAGAACGTATCCTTCTCGAAGTCAAGGACCGCTTGTCTACCATCCTGAGCCAACTTCATCTCAACAGGTTTCTTCTTCTTCGGGCGACCACGTTTCTTTTTCGGAGCCTCTTCGATAGGAGGAAGCTGAGGCTTACGCGGGAAGTCCAGCGGGAAGGCTACCTCGGGGAGGTGTATCTGCGGATCAACCAGATCAGCTCTGGTCATCTCAGCTTTAGTCGCCTTGTCCCACGGAGTCTCCTCCCACGGTAAGGTGGGATCGTACTTCTCGTTACGGACAGGACGACTTACGTTCGGGTCAGCAGAGTACTTGAGGTCACGCCCACTACGGAACACCTGAGGGGTAGGCTCTGGAATAGGGCCGACGTTCTCCCCACGAGGCATAGTCGTGTACGTTTCCTTAGGTACAGGCGGCTTACCTTCCTGCACCACATCGGTGAGGCGGTTGGCTTCCGGTATACCATCTTTGTCCAGCTTGGGCTTGGGCTTTCTTCCGATAGCAGCACTGATTGCATTCTCGGTTTCCGGCATGTTCGGGTCGAACTCTTTGGGCGCACCACCCTTCGCTTGTGGAGTGCCCTCAGCCATGTTGTCAATAGCCTTGTTGCCCTTCTTCACCAGTCCAAAGGTAAGAGCATAGGCCCCAACCTCGAGTGCTGTCTTCATTCCGGCAGCGGTTGACGGGTTAAGGTTAGCCCCCTCCCTCACGAATTCCGTGATGTCGTCAGCAGCCGTGCTGATTCCGTGGGGAATCTTGTCCAGTTCCTTGGTAACCCAACCACGTACCCAGTTCTCCGGGATACCTAGCTTGATAGCGATCTCTGAGGGGGTGTACTGAGACCACCCCTCTAACTGCTTCACAGCGTGTCCTACGTCCACCTGACGTTCCGGGTGAAGTGCGTCATAAGCCATCTGGGAAACAGCGTGAGCGCCTCCTAGTGCAGCCGTAACCCCACCCAAAACGAAGTCTACACCCC